TCCAGTATGGCTCTACTTTATTAAGTAGTGACATTAATGCTTCTTCATTTTCTGGATTTTTCAAAAATTGTAAACATTCAGAAGGTGATTTACCTAACTTAATGCCACTATCAATTGGTTCAATCCAACCTCCAGCTTTTGTTGTTATAAATCTATAAAATAAAGAATCTTTTATTAATGCTTTTATTTTTAACTCTTCCATTGATAATGTGGCTACATCTAGGAATTGTGTTGCTGCTCTTTTCTTAGAAGACTCAGCTCCATTTCCATTGATATACTCATCCATATTTTCATAAAGAATATCATTGGGTGTACTCTTAATATATTGTGCACTATCTGCATCACAAATTTTAGCTACATACATTAATTTTGCAGCATTAGTATCATACATTTTTTGTAATTCAACTAAAGCTTTATTTTTTAATTTACTAAGTTCAGTTCTTGTACTTAATGTTTCTTCTTGTGTATCAAGATAAAATTTAGGTGGATTACCCATTTCTCTTGCTTCTCTCAATGATTTTGCTACTATAGAAAAACCACCTGCATAAATTGCTTGTAGTTTAATTAAGTCATAAGGATCTTTATCTGGATCTAAAAATACAGGATCATTTCCACATCTTAAACTAATCTTATCCCAAAATTTTGAATTATCAGGTTTCATTATTGTTAACTTATTCCAGAATTCTTTATCTGTTGGATCAACTACATTAGCAGCTAATTCAGCTTCTAATTGAGAAACAAGTTTTCTGATTTCATCAACTTTAATTTTTCTTGCTTTGGGATCTAACATCTTTACTTCTGGAGCAAATTCATTAAGACCTGTAATGTAACGTTTAACTCCATTCATTTCTAAACAAGCTAAGTTTTCTTCATGGAATACTCCATCATGTAAGGATAGACCATAATGTTCTAATCCCATGTTTTCTTTACCCCTATTAAAATAAGGACGGACAGCAATAGTTTGATTTTTTGTTTGCTGATACTTTTCTACAATTGTGTAATCGTTCATGTTTTGGTTTTTAAAATTTAATAATTGTTTCTATTTGTCAAAAGTACATAATTATGTACAAGTTATTATTATTAATATTTCTAAAGCAAGATATTATTCTTGCTCTAGTTTATTTGACTTAAGGTGTATAAACAATTTTTAATGTTCCTGCGGTATGATATAAATCACCATCCACTAATCCTGCCGCTTTTGCAGCTGCATTATCAGCATAGCTTACACTTACCGTATTTCTAACCCAACTAATTACTTCATTAACATGGAGTAATTTTGCAAGGGCCGTTGTGTTTTCTTGACCTACATAAGCAGGGTCTTGAAATTTTTGAGTTACTTTTTTTATTTGTGCCATGTTATTTTTATTTTAAAATGACTCAGGTGCTGATCTTACGGTAAGCACCTGAGTACTGTTTTAATACTTAATGTTAGAAAGAACCACCTGTAATAGGATTTCTCATAACAATTTTTAATACCTTGGTAGGATCTTTAACCCAGATTGCAGGCATAGTTTGTGACATCATTACACGGTATCCGTTAAAGTTACCTGTTGATGCAAAACCTTGTGTGCGTCCCATGTAATCCATAGTTCCATTTTGGTAGAACCATTTCAATTGATTATCCCAAGATAATTTCAACAAATGGATGTTATCATTTCCTTCATCAGTTACATCAAAAATAATGAAACTATAAGAGCTCAATGGACGGCCATCAATTAATGGATTCTCAATATCATTAGTATTCAAGTTATCAAACGCTGGGTTCAATACAAACTTAACATTAGCTAAGAAAGGAATAGTAAATGAAGTGTAAGCAAATCCATAATCTAAATCCATACCAGAACCTTTAACAGCTCCAATATCACTAGCATTTTGAACTAAACCAGAACCATATACTTCATCAGCAATAGCTTTGTTGATCAATTGCATTCCACCAATACCTGTTTGTACAACAAGTGATCTTTGTGGATCTGGACCTTTGAATTCAACTTTACCTTGATAGAAATTATACAATTCAGATTTAAACATATCAAGTGTAAATGAAGATTTGTTATATACACGTTTGAATGAGTTATCCAATTGTGACCACAAACCTACAGACAATCTGATATCATCAGGACCATCTTGCTTGATACGTCCACCTTTACCCCACATCAAATATGTTTCAATATCTGAAGCAATTTTTGATAAGTGAGCGGCTTCCATTTTTGTAAGAAATGTTCTAGAAAGAGAACCATTTTCAAAAGCTTCTCTAGCTCCAGCTTTACCCATGTTAGCAATTAAACCTTCAATACTTGGTACTGCAGGATCACTAGCATTTTGATTGAAGTTTCTCCAAATTTCAGTTACAGGAACAGTACCATCTGCATTCAAACCACCTTTGATCATAAGATCAGCACGGCTAGAAATAGAATAATGTACGTGTGCTTCAGCTCCTCCTACAAAGTTGTAGAATTCACGGAAACCAGAACCTGTTTCAATGTCAGAAAAACGCTCACCATATTCTCCACGGGCAGAACCCTTACGGAAGAATTTGGTACCTTTAGCCAAATACTTATTATCTAAGCTGGCTACGTTGTTGTTGTTTACTAATTGAACTGTGTAAATAAAACCGTCACCAGCAGGAATGATATCATCAGCTGTGATGTAAAGTTCTAATCCATTGTACTTGTCATAAGTGATAATATCACCATGTCCAAATGTTCTTTTAGAAATTTTAATTTTGAATGTTGTTCCATCTACACCTTTAGTAGCATTAGATGGTTCAATGTCTGCCACAATGTAGGGAAGATCTTGCGCAATAGGAGTTTGCCATTTGTACTCACCACGTGCATTGTCCACCATGATTGTATTCTTTCCACCAAACGAAGCCATTTGATAAAGAGGCATTTCAACTTTTTGAGTCATTGCCCATAAATCAACTGGTCCCATATCCATTGGTTCTGCTGAACCAAGCATTTGGGTTAAGTGATAAGAATCAACATGAGAACTTGCCTTGTAGCTAGTGTCTCTTAGGAAAATCCCATTATTTAATACTGGAGTTGCCATAATTTTTAATTGTTTTTAATTGTTTTTTAATTGTTTATATATTTGTGATTGTTAAATCCTTTTGAAAATGTTATTGGTTCTTGGTAATTTTTTAGTTGGTTGTTTTCTTGTTTCTTCATCTTTATCATGAATGCCAATAGAACTTGAACTATGATTACCTTGTTCTGTTTTTAGTTTTCTTACTGTTTGTTCAACACTTTGTTGAGCTCCTTTATCCATGATCTTTGCTTTATATCCTTCTGGATCTTGCAATAACCATAATGCCTCAGATATCAAACCATAATTTGGTTCTACAAATTGGTATTTTTCAAGAAGATGTCCTAACAAATTAGTATTTCTTCCACTTACAGAAGGATAACTTGGTTGAACTAAACCATTATATAACATGGCTTGAGTTTTTCTATCAACTTTAATATCTCCCAAGTTGCCATCTTTTAAAGTATCATATACATTTTGCATATAATCTTTTGAAGCTTGTTCTTGCTGTTTTTGTTTTATTTGTTGTTCTTGTACTTTCTTGATAACAATTTGTTCTGCCATCTTATCTAATTTTGGTTTAAATTTAGATGCTTGTTGTTCAAGTTTTCCTAAATCTTTCCAAATTTCAATTTCTTCTTCTATTTCATCAGAAGTTCCATATCCTGTAGCATTCAAGTATTCTTTAATAATAATCTCTTGATCTCTTTCAGATTTAATATCTAAATCTCTGGTTTGTTCAACCTGTGCCAATGTAGAAAATAATCCTTTTAAATCAGTACCTCCATCTGCAACATATCTTGCTGCAATCTGTAATTCATCAGGTAAGCTGGCAAAAAACTGTTTAGGTGTTTCACGTCTTACTTGATTTGCTTTTTCTTCTAAGTTAGCTTCAATTAATTCTTCCCAATCTTTTGCAGTATAATCATCAAAAGCTTTTTCATCATCAAAAGGAACTAATTTATCTTCCTTAATCATTTTTGAGAATACATCAGAAATTCCTGAAATAGCTTTTCTACCTCTGGTTTCTTTCTTATCATCATCATCATCATCTAAACCATCTATGATACTCTTTGCATCATCTTTGGTAGTTTTAGAATTCAAATCTTCTTCATCTGCAAGAAGATCTACGGGTGATGCAACTGATTTAAGTTTATTAGTTAAATCATCTGTGTCATCAATATCAGGATCTGCAAATGTAAAATCTGCTTTTTTGTTTATTCCTGAAAAAATGTTGTTTGTAGTCTTTGCATTTTTTCCTGATGGTAAAGTAATGTCAGCACCACTTGGCGCTGCATTAAATATCTCATCTAGATTAATGTCTAAAGTTTCTACATTGCTACTCATTGTGTTGTTTTTGGTACTCATCTTATTGTTGGTTTAATAATTAATACTTTATATATATAATATAGTAAATCTTGAGTTATCTAACACTATAATAAACTTATTATATTTGTCAAAATTGTAATCTTTTATGCAGTATATAGCTAACTTAAATTATTTATCCTTTGGTTTTTTAACATCATACTTATTTTTATTCTGTATGGCTATATCTAACTGAGTGTTTGCTATCTGGGTTTGCGCTGCTATTCTTTCTCTTTCAACTTGAAGTTTTTGAGCTTCTGTAGATGATTTACTTACCATTTCTTCACGCTTCATATTCATTTGCTCTCTATATTGAGTTGTTTGTTGAATATCTTTTAGTGTATCTTGGTAATCATTTACTTTGTTTTCATTTATATCAACACCAGCTCCGTATCCAGCAGCTCTAATTTCAGCAACCGTTATATCTTTTTGTCTATCTTTTTCTGACTCTGATTGTTCTAATTGAGCTTTCATTTGAGCTTCCTGCGCCTGTGCTTGTAACTGTTGTTCTTGCATTTGACGTTGTTGTTGCATCTCTTCTTTTCTTTGGTCAGCAATTCTTGCTTCAGCATCTTTAAGAATGTCTGTTACTTCAGCAATAGAATCAGCTTTAACAATATTTCCAAGTTCAAAAATACTTGCACCAGTTGTATTATTAGTTAAAGCCATTTGTTTTAATTGTTCAAGTATAGCCCTGTGATTTGTTTTGGTTGTGGCAAATACATTGAAATCTCTTAATAAAAGATCTGTACCATTAATAGTAAAGTTTACTTTATCTGCCTCAGTAGACATATAACTTAATCTTATACTAGGTTTTGTACTACAATAGTATTGTGCTAAATCAGTTCTCATCTGATGAATTCTTGGCATTAGTTGATCAGAGTGTTGTGTAAAATAAATCTCTGTTTGTGCATATGACTGTTGCATAGCATTAATAACACCAGTGGCTGTTTGTGCTGATACAGCACCACCAAGTCTTTGTGGATTAATACCTATTGCATCAAAACATTGTTGTTTAAAATAATTAGCTAATTGTATTCTACTCATCAATCTACTAGTTTGCTCCATGTTTAGAGTCTGGTAGTGTTGGAAGTTTACAGCATTTTCTGTATTAGTAATACTTGTATCTAATGGAAGCATTTGAAAATCCTTCATTGCTACGTATGCTTTAGCATAATTATTTTTACCCCAATCTTCACCCATTGAGTGACGTGGTAAAGCATTCTGATCAAACATAATTACAGTACCTAATTCATCTATAAGGATATCTGCAATCTGATTGTTAACCATATTATATCCTACTTGATAGGCTTTCATTAAATCTACTAAAGAAGTAGATCTTGTATTTCTATCTGAAAATACCCTTCCTTCTACTGGAAGTTTGCAACCATATAATGAATTATTGCCTTTAAATTGAAAAGGTAATCTTCCTGGTTTAGTTCTGTTAATACCTAAATAAATAGGATTCAGTCCGTCAGCTGTTGTACCTACCCATGTAGCTGGAGTATTAGGTCCAACTTTAACACCTCCCCAAACTTCATTTATCCAAATCCAATCAATGTGTTCTCCTTGTAATAAAGTATCCTTTGATTTGTTTTTAAATATTGATGTATCATAAATAGCTTTCTCAGTTATTCTAAATGTTTCATCTATAATTTCTTGAGTAATTTCACCATCTAATTCAACCTTAGTTAAATGACCAACCTTTCTTTGAGTTTTCCAATAAATTGTACATACTCTCATTAAATTACTATCACCAAAATAAGCTAAGTCTTCACTTTGATTTAAAATCTGTGTTAATATATCCCCACCTTTAACAGGATCTGCCATGTAATTACTTGTATATTGTCTATATGCTAATCCCGGTGAATTTGTATTCCATGCATGTGACTTAGTAGCATCATAATAAGAACCATCATTTTGGTACCCATTAACCCTATATTGAGCAGAAGTTAAAGGTTGAATTTGTTGTAATGATTCTAATTGTTTATAATCCATTAAGTATCCATATCTATCCACTACATCAGATACAGTCATTAAATCAATCTTACCTACATAGGCAGAATCTGATATATATCTTTGATCTGGTGATTTTTGGTAGAATGTTAAAACAGGATTCCATAATTCAACATCATAATCATCTTCTAACATACGGAAATGCCAAAATTCCCTATCAGCAATAAGCATATCTCTAAAGCCTCTTTCTTCAAGTTCTTGCATTTTGAATCTTTCCTCATCAATATTAAGTTGATGTGAGGCCCATTCTTCAACAGAACTTCTATATGACTTGCTAAAAAAATCTTGAATTTCAGGTAATGTCTTAATATTTTCAGGAGCAAGTTGTTGTTTAGCTTCATCAGATGCCGGGTCCATTCCCATTTGAATCATCTTTTGTACTAACTTTCTTTCAGCATCTGCAAGTAAAGCTTCTTCAACTTGCATTTTTTTCTGTTCAAGCATCTCATTATAAGACTTGTCATCAACAGCTCTGAATTGAACTTTGTTGTATCTTTTGGAAAACTCTCCACTCAATACATTAATTACATTAGGAACAATAGGATAAAATTTAAGTTCTAAAGCAGAATCATTCTCCTTAGTTAAAACGTCCATTAAATCTTTATAGTCATTATCAGGCTCAACTATGTAGTCTGATTTATCTATAATACCTTTAGCTAATTTATAATTTTTTAGAAGCCTTCTGGCATTAACTCTTAAAAATTGTATTCCTTGTAATTCTAACCAATCTAAATTCCAAGAGGCCCAATCATCTGTTTTTTCAGCATATGGTAAAAACTGAATAGGTTGTGTAAGATTAGAAAAGGATGCACCTTGTTCTTTTCTTGCACCGGCTTTCAATTGCATTGCATTAAGTACTTTCATTCTAATTTTTAATTAGTTAATTTATTTATAATTCTTGAAGCCTGATCTCTTAATTGTTTTGTCAGTATTGTTTCCATTACGCCCAATATTTTTAAAGGGACTATACATTAATTTATACAAATTTTTTGAATTATCCAAAGATTTCTCTTCAGATTCACGTCTTTTTGAAAAACCTCTATTAGATTGTTGTATTTTTACAAAAGCAACTAATGCTCCAAATGCAACTAATCTATCTACGTTAAGTCCGGGGTAGTATGCTAACATCTCTTTTATTAACATTCCATCTGGTATTCTTTCTACCCCTAATGTTTGTTTTGTAACAACACCATTAAGATCACTTTCCTCATCTATAACCTCTCTTAAAAATTCAATTGCATATGAAATTAAATGGCTTTTAAATAATACGCCTGTATTTTTCCAGCCATACTCTTGATATACAGTATTGTTTGAACCAAGATCTTTTAAAAATAATATCTGTTGTTTAGGAACTAAATATCTTTGTTTTTTTCTAGCAATCATATGTTGAATAAATAGAGATATATTATTTTCCACTATTGTCCATGCATTGTACCATTCTATAATTAATTCTAATCTTTCATGTGTTTTATTTATATCATCAAATCTGCCACACCATGATGCTACAATTTTATCTTTCTCTAGAAATTGTTCTACATCTCCAGATATCATAGTTCTTGTAACCTCTGTTGCATTCTTATAAACAAAAATACTACATAAAGAATCTGATGTTGTAGTCTTACCTTCTGATACAGGGTCAATAGAAGCATAATAGGCTCCAAACTCTGGACTTTTAATAGGTCTTTCCCAAACCACAATACTTCCTGTTTTATCCACTTGTTTTTTATCTACAGGAAACCTGCTTATTGGTAGCTTACTTGTTCTTTTAGCAAAAACTCCTTTTTCATCTCTATCCAATTCTAATAATTCATATGGATATTCTTTCTCTTCTATTTTTTTTGCTTGTCTAGATAATATTCCTTGTGGAAATATTGATGCTTTTCTATAGGCAAATGCTTCTGCTATATTTAATGGTTTTTGAGATATTCTTAATTGAAACTGTTCACCATTTAATTCATTCTTCCATCTTTCTCTTTCAATACGTATAGCCTCTTCTGCTTCTTTTACTAAAGAGTTTCCATAGTCATCAATAAAAGGAGGCATTGACCATTGTTCAGGAATAAATAAACCAGCCATACCTATTGTTCCATCTGCGTCAATTAAATCTGTTTCTACAGCATATATATCATTTGCTACTGGATTAGAAATCATTTCCTTTAAAGGATTACATTGTTCTAAATCTCCAACAGATCCTGCTGCTATAAACATACCTGTAGTCATCATACCAGATGACATTGCAGGACGTAAGTACTCATATGTCTCAGACATTTTTGGTGCTATCCCTGCTTCTTCATGAAAGAAGTATGTACACGGTCCACCTACTCCGGTAGTTGCATTTTTTTCAAAAGAACCCCCTTGTATTTTTGACTTTAAACCCCTTGCTGTTTTTCTATTTCCAATTTTTACTTCAATCTGCTGTTGCCAAAGAAGAACTTTTTCTGGATTACTTGGTCTATACCAAGCAGTATGCTCATTTAAGAATGTCTTGTATTCATCTAAAAATTTCCAAGAACCTTTATCATTAATAAAATCTTTAAGAGATGCACCAATCTTGCAAATACTTCCTTCCTCAAACCAATACGTATTAATAATTTTACCCATGTGAAAATAAGAGGAAGCTATCTGGCGTTTTTTTAATATTGCTGAATGCTTGTCATGTAGTTCTGCAAGTAATTCATATAATGCCATGTGATATTGAGCATCTCTTATTTTTGCAAATCCGTATTTTTTTTCTTCTTTATCAAAGATGGGAAGAAAATTTAACCACATGTAATAATCTCTAGTTAAATACCAGCTTTTATTTCCATCATTATAAATGACTCCATGTCTACATTTATTTTTTTGATCTTCCCAATATGTAGTAAAATCCTTTGACCTAAATGGATTATTACAATAAAACCCTTGTGCATTAAACTTTTTAGCTTCCTCATTAAATTTATATGAAAGCTTATTAAATTCATACTGACCAGGAACACTAAATATACTTAAAACATATTCAATGAACTCTCCTTTAGTATTAAAGTCCGTGTTGGTCCAATTACCATCTTGATATGTTGGTATTGATTTATACATATTTAAACTTAGCAAACACGTCTCCCTCATGTATTAACAAATGTTCTTCATCATTATGCATCATGGTTGTTGGTAGACAATGTTCACTATATTGAATCACATCTCCTATCTCAATCTCTGTGATTCCTACACCTACAGCAATTACAGTTCCTTTATTTTCATTTTTTTGAGATGCTTCAGGTATAATTATATTAGTATTTTTAAAATAAGCATTAGCTTTATTTTGTTTTATTAATAATTTTTTTCCTACTGGTATTACTTGTTGTATCATTTTTTTAGTTTTAATATTTATTTTATCATCAATTGGTTCATCAATTGGTTCATCAATAAGCTTTAGCTCTACTGTAATTGGCTCATCCCAATAAAGAAAGGTCCACTTTTCTATCTTCTCTTTCATTACACCTGATCATATGCTAAACCAGCTCCTCCACGCACAGAACTTTCTTGTTCTATTTTCATATCTATTAATGTACCCTTATATGACAACCTAATTTGGTCAAATTTAGATGCTGCATTTATCATTGAGTTTATGTTACCATCCCTACCATGTTCAATAGCGGTTACTTCCATATATTTGGCAAGTCTATCAAGCATTGATTTAATCCCTTTGTATGCTCTGAATGTTGGTGTTTCATATAATTTATAACACATATCTAAAGCATATCTTATTTTAATATCTTCAGGAGAATCT